ACCGCGCTCAATCGCCAGAGAAGCAATGTACGTGTTGCGGATGGGCGCGATAGCGCCCATGTTACCGTGGAAGCTGAAATCGTGAGAGTCCCGAATGGCAGTTAAGCTTACAGCTGACTTGATGGAGGCATTCTCCGCAGCGTTTCTCAGTCACGGGTTCGATGCTGCCAAGCCCACACCAGAGTTCCACAGGGCTGGGTGGGAACTGTACACGAGTGATGCGCTGCAGGCAGGGGTCATCGCACCACGAGGGCATGCGAAGAGCACAGCCTTCACCCATGTGTTCACACTGGCAACAGCACTATTCCGTGCAGAGGACTACATTGTGCTAATCTCCACTAACGAGGAACTGGCCATTGAGCACTTGGGTGATATTTCCAGGGAACTCACAGAAAATGAGGATTTGATTGCTGAGTTCCAGATCAAAGGGATGATAACGAATTCCAAGACGGAAATCATAGTGGAGATGCAGGATGGGCATCAGTTCCGAATTCTCGCCAGGGGCAGTGGGCAGAAGATGCGCGGCCGGAAATGGAGAGGAAAGCGGCCTGGATTGATTGTCTGTGATGACTTGGAGGATGATGAGCAGGTAGAGAATAAGGAACGCAGGGAGAAGTTCTGCAAGTGGGTATTCAGGGCAGTGAAGCCATCGCTGAGGAGGGGTGGGAAGCTGCGGATTCATGGGACTGTGCTTCATGAGGATTCGCTACTGGCGCGGTTCGTGAAAGACCCTGAGTGGCAGATGCTGTTCTACCGTGCGCATAAGGGGTTCGATGATTTCAGTGAGATACTCTGGCCTGAGCAGTTCTCGGAGGCTGACCTGCGGTCGATTCGTCAGGGCTTCATCGAGCAGTTCGACTCCTCCGGGTACAGTCAAGAATACCTGAATGACCCATTCGACAATGACGCAGCGTATCTCCGCAAGGAGGACTTCCATGACATGGAGAAGGAGGACTGGGATGATCCGGTTCGTACCTGCGTGGGGATTGACTTCGCCATTTCCAAGAAGGACAAGGCGAACAGGACTTCCATGACAGTGGCCGGGCAGACTGGGACGAACGTGATTCACTTCGTTGACCAGCGAGTCGGGAGATGGGATACTCCAGAAATCATGAACATGATGTTCGCGATTCAGGAGATGCACGACCCTCACACATTCTTTGTGGAGGATGGTATGATCTGGAAGGCGATCTGGCCGATGTTCGAGAAGGAGATGCAGCAGCGGGGTGTTTACCTCAATATCGTTGCTGTGTCCCCGATGAAAGATAAGGCCACGAAGGGCAGGGCGTATCAGCGTCGCATGCGCAACGGTGGCTGTAAGTTTGACAAGCGTGGGCAGTGGTATGCTGGATTCGAGGAGGAGAATCTCAAGTTCACTGGCTATGGGGATGCTGTCCTCGATGACCAGTTCGACTCTGCTGCGATTGTGTGCCGTGGGTTCGACAACATGCCACTGATGGAAGACGAAGATTTCATGGATGAGGATGAACTGTATGCGAGAGGTCAGGGGGCTGAAGGTGGGCATGGTAGAAGTGAAACAACAGGGTATTGACAGGAGCAGTTAGGATGGGTGAAGAACTCGGCAGTGAAAGTGGTAAGGTAACAGCGAAGTTGAAAGTGGGAGCACTTGTACAGTCGCCGAATATCGCGAAGCTGCTCTCAAAGCAGAAGCTAGGGGATCTGGGACGGCAGGTAGTCGCTGGGTACAGGTTGGACAAGGATTCCAGAGCTGAGTGGGAGCAACGGACGAAGGCAGCAATTGAACTAGCGCTGCAGGTTGTGGAACAAAAGAGCTTCCCATGGCCAGGTTGCGCAAATGTGAAGTTTCCACTGCTGACTATCGCCGCGTTGCAGTTCCTCGCCCGCATCAGCCTCATGACCAAAGGCAAGCGACTGGTAAAAGTTGACCCAGTTGGCTCAGATCCGAAGGGGGCTAAGACTGCACAGGCCAAGCGTATCTCTCGGCACATGTCTATGCAGCTGACGGATGAGGATGTGAACTGGCGGGATATGGATGAGCAGGCGAAGTTGGCGGCGTCAATCATCGGTAGCAGTTTCAAGAAGTCCTACTACGATGCTGTGCGAGGGGTGAATATCTCCGAGCATGTCACTGCAGCGAACTTCGTTGTGGACTACTTCTGCAAGGACATTGATAACGCTCGCAGAGCCACACACCTAATTCCAATGAGTGAGAATGACCTGCATGAGCGGTATCGCAGGGGGATTTTCCTGCAGCTGGAAGACTTCAGCACGGATCAAGTGTTAGAAACGAATCTGCTGTTGCAGTCTGCCGATGACATCGAAGGAATTCACCGGCCAACTATGGCTTCCAGTGGAATGCATGATATTCTAGAGCAGCATTGCTGGCTGGACTTGGACGATGATGGGTACGAGGAGCCATATGTTGTCAGTGTGCATGCGACCAGTGCGCAAGTGCTTCGGGTTGTGGCACGGTACACAGACACTGGCGATGTGCATCGTGTGAATGATCTGGACGTGGCGAAGTTGGAGCAGGCGAGTTTCAAGGAGCAAGACCTAATTCAGAAGAGCAAGCTGGAAAAAGCAGCGGATAAGTTGCAGCATGCGACAGACAATCACATCGTGAGGATTGATCCGACGCTGTACTTCACTCGGTATTTGTTCATCCCGAGTCCTGATGGGGGAGTGTATGGGTTGGGATTGGGGTCACTGCTCGGCCCGATGAATGAGAGTGTGAACACACTGGTGAACCAGCTGTTGGATGCTGGTACGATGGCAGTGACTGCAGGTGGGTTCCTTGGCAGGGGCGTGAAGCTAAAAGGAGGTAAGACCACGTTTGACCCGTTCGAGTGGAAACCTGTGGACTCCAGCGGTAATGACCTGCGGCAGAACATCTTCCCCTTACCTGTACGCGAGCCTTCCCCAGTCCTCTTCCAACTCCTGGGCATGCTCATTCAGTATAGTGAGAAGTTGTCTGGAGCTACAGACATCATGACAGGTGTCTCCCCAGGGCAGAACACTCCTGCTGAGACCTCACGCAACACGGTTGAACAAGGTATGATGCTTTTTAGTGGAATTTACAGCCGTATGCACAGGAGTTTCACTTCGGAGATTCGAAAGCTGTACGAGCTGAACCGAGTGTTCCTGCCGACGTCTGGGAGATTCTTTGAACTGACTGAGAGTGAGAATGCGTTGCTGGCGCCGGATGACTACAACGCGAACCGGTTCAGGATTTACCCAGCAGCCGGAGCAGAGGCGGTGAGCCAGACACAGCAACGGGCAAAGGCAGCGATGTTGCTGCAGCTGTCTGACACACACCCTGGATTCGACAAGCATCAAGTCATGCTGGACTTCCTGGAAGTTCACGACTTCGAGAACCTCGATGGCGTGTACCCTGATCCGAAAGGGTCAAATGCAGTCCCGCTACCAGTTGATCCGAAGATTGAGCTGGAGAAGGCGAAGCAGGCGCTTGAAGCGCAGAAGCACCAGGATGAGATGCAACTGGCGATTGCAGAAATGCAAGGAGCGCTGAAGCTTAATGAAGCGAAGATATTGGAGCTGCAGGCCAAGGCCACGAAGGAGTATTCTGAGGCTCAGGGAGTTGACACCGGCCATCAGATCGCATTGATCGAAGCACAGATCGGTGCTGAGAAAGTTCACCACGATGGGATGTCCAAGGCACTGGGGATTCTGCAGAAGCACGTGGAAATGCAGCAGAAGGCCAAGGAAGGGCAACAGCAACAACAGGCCACAGGAGCAGCACAATCGCAACCTGCGGCACCAGTCGCTTAACTAGCTAACGGAGTCATACACTATGCAACTGAACGACCAAGATAGATATGAGTGGACGCATCACCCAGTAACGCAGGAATTCATGGGGCAGCTGAGTGCAAGCCTGCAAGAGGCGAAGGATGCCTGGGCAGGGGAGCAGTTCGTGGCTACTACACCTGAGTTATCCATGCAGCACAATGCTACTGCGCTAGGCGGTGTGCGCGTGTTGAAGGATTTGCTGGAACAGTATGAGACAATGAAGTCATTTGGACAAAGGGGATAAGAATGGAGCAGGAACAAGTATATGCGAGTGCGATCATCACTGCGGCACCGTACATGCCAGGCTGGCGCGCTGCAAAAGGCCTTGCGGAAGGCAACACATCGGGCTTTAGCGCAGCTGGCCATCGTGTGCTTCTCATTAGCCCGCAGGCAGAAGAGGTTACAGCAAGTGGTCTCATCTTATCGCGTAAGACTGTCGATGAGAACAAAGCCACAGCCGTCCTCGCGCGTGTAGTTGAAATCGGCCCGGACGCCTGGAGCGATAAGAGTACCGACTTCGCTCAGGTTGGGGATACTGTCCTCATTGGTCAGTATGTCGGAAAGTTCCACAAGAGCGAATTGGACGGACTGGAGTATCGCTTCGTGAACGACTTGGATATAATCTCCAGGGTCAGTTGGCCGAAGGAGCTGACGGGTCTTTAGCAAGGGGTTATTCGTGGGAATTACGATGGTGTAATTCCCACAAGAAACTCAAAATCATACTGAATAAAGGACATCACCATGTCAGGCGAACAAACAGCAGCAGACATAGAAGCAGAATTGGAAGGGATTATTGCCAGTAGGGAACTGGAAGGGGTAGAGGAGCTAGAGGAAGGCGCGCATGTTGCTGATCCATCTGAAGTCGCTCTCGAAGCAGCTCACATTGCTGAGGCCTCCCGCAAGGGCTGGGTGCCGAAGGATAAGTACAAGGGCGATCCCAGTAGCTGGGTGGATGCAAAGACCTTCAATGAGCGCGGGGAGCGGTTTGTTAAAACCCTGCAAGCTGATATCGCAGCACTCAAATCCCAACTTGCCTCATTCGAGGGAACAAAAGCTGCCTTCGTGAAGTTCCATGAGGAAACTCTCGCTGCCAAGGATGCTGAAATCAAGGAAACCATCGCTGCTATGCGTGTGCAACGGTCGCAGGCTGTGCGCGAAGGTGATGATGAGCTGGCGATTCGCCTGGAAGACCGCATTGATGAACTCAAGACTCAGCAGCAAGAGGTCAAAGCCATCCCAGCAGTTGTTTCCCCCGCCCCCACTGCAACTCCTGCCCCAAGCCCAGTCCTGACCGAGTGGATTGAGGACGGAAATCAGTGGTTTGAGGACGAACCAGCTCTGCGCGCCTATGCTATTGCGCTTGGTGATGACTTGGTAAAGAATGGCGAAACAGCTAAAGGTCGTAAATTCCTAGACATGATTTCAATACGGATGGCTGAGGAGTTCCCGCGCCGCTTCAAGGCGAAGACCACTCCCAACCCTCACACAGTTGAAGGTGCTGCAAGCGTCTCCAGCTCAAGCAATGGCAAGACAGAGCGCGACCTCCCGTTGGAAGACCTGAAACTGATGAAGCAGTTCATCAAAGAAGGCTGGACAACGAGGGAGAAGTTCCTTGCAAGTTACTGGGCAAAGAACAAGTAAGTAATAGCCACAGCAGGCATAGCCTGTATCTATATCAGTCATCACTCACATAACACAGGTAGGAGAATCACATGGCAGAAGCAGCGAAGTCAGTACAAAACAGCATGGAAGCGAACAGTGCAGCTACGCGGGACGCAAAGCGTGTGCAGGCGGCTCGGGAACGTGCTGGGAATTTTGGTGGGCTGCAACTCAAACTCGCAGTCAATGGCTCGGTGGAAGGGCATCACCTGATCTGGGTCAACGATGACGAAGGTTCACTGGAAACTCACCTTTACCAGGGCTTCAGCTTCGTTGATCCTGAGGAAGTGGGTATGGCTTCCCTGGGCATCGTTGCCGACAGTGATCTCTCCAATCGCCTGAGCCGTTACGTAGGTAAGCGCGCAGATGGTAGTCCAATGCGTGCGTACTTGCTGAAATGCCCAGACGATATCTGGGAAATTCGTGAGAAAACTCGGCATGAGCAAGCAGATAACTGGGAAGCTGACATCCTACGTGGACATAAAGTTCCTGGAATGGGGAGATATACCCCGAAGGGTACCAGTACCTCCATCAATCCTCACTATGAGCAGCGGATCGGCGACGATCAGTAAGCTGCATTAGCAACCTACCTCAACCTCTCAGGAGATTCTTGAAATGGCAAACGTAATCAGCCCTCGTGGCTTCGTCCCAGCCCGCTACCTTAATGGTGCGGCATGGAATGGTGCTGCAAACTTGTACTACATCCCGTCCACTGACAGTACTTCCCAGTACAACGTTGGTGATCCTGTCAAGTCGGCTGCAGGTGCTGACGCTAATGGAGTCCCGCAAGTAGCGAAGGCTGCTGGCACGGACACAGTTCGTGGTGTTATCGTCGGCGTGCTACCTTCACAGCCGAATGGCCAGAGTCTTGTCGGGTCTACGCTGGATCTGGCGACGCAGAACATCCCAGTTACCAAAACACATGACTACTATGTACTGGTAGCAGATGATCCTGCGATTGTGTTCGAACTCCAGGATGATGGCTTGAACGCACTCACAGCTTCCAGTGCGAACAAGAACACCATCTTCACTGTAGCGAATCCAACTGCACCTCAGCAGAACTCCGCAAGCGTGATGACCACGGGCAGTGTCAACACTACCAATACGCTGAATGTGAAGCTGCTTGGCCTGGCTCAGAAGCCCAACAACGCCTTCGGTGCGTATGCTGTCTGGAATGTGATGTTCAACCTGCACGAACTGCGTGGATCGTCGGCTGGCGTGTAAGCAGCTTTCATCCACTTGCAGCCACACTCGCACACAACTAACTAAAAGGAAGTCAAAATGCCTGGAATTATCAATACCGGAAGCTATCCAAAGGCGCTCTGGGAAGGTGTAAAAACCTGGTGGGACAATGCTGCAGCTGGCACTCCGCAGTACGCCCCAATGCTATTCAAGAAGGAGACCAGCACCAAGAACTACGAAGAGTACGTACAGTCCGTCGGCCTGGGATTGGCAACTGTCAAGCCTGAAGGCAGCCCCATCTCCTTCGACGGCATGCAGCAAGGTTTCGTGGTTCGTGGGACTAACGTGGCATTTGGCCTGGGTGTCATCACCACTTATGAGGAACTGCAAGACAACCTCTATGTGAAGCTGACCAAAGGTCGTGTTGAGGCTCTGCGCCGCGCATTTGCAGAGACCAAAAACATCAACGCCACAAACATCTTCAACCGCGCATTCAATGCCAGTTATAAGGGCGGCGACGGTGTGAGTCTGCTCAACACAGCTCACCCGAACTTCACTTCTGGTACCTGGGCGAATAAGCTGTCCGTGGATTCGCAGTTGTCACAGGCCGCTGTCGAAGACATGCTGATCCTCATGATGCAGTCAAAGAACGACCGTGGCTACATTGAACCGCTGATGGGGGATAAGATGGTTGTTCACCCAAACAACTATTTCAATGCTGAACGCATCCTGGGCACTCCGAAGCAGGTTGGCACTAACAACAACGATATCAACCCAATCAACACCCAGGGTCTGTTGCGCGGTGGCATCGTCAGCAATCCGTACCTGTCGGGCACTGGCCCGTGGTTCATCACTACCAATGCTGCTGAAGGCCTGATTCATCAGGAACGTGAAGCTCTCAGCATCTGGGAAGACAACGATGCTGACACTCGCAACTTCAAAGTTGGCGCGTATGAGCGCTACACGTTCCTGTGGGTTAACCCACGTGGACTGTATGGAAGTAACGCTAGTTAAGCAGTTGGATAGCGCACTTATGTAGTTTCTTGCGTGGATTACAATGGAGTAATCCACGCAAATTTCAACTTGAGGAACTGAATTATGCAATCTCTGACTTCCAGAACTCCCGACGGTCTGACCAATGCTGCTCCCTGGCAGACTCTGGGAAACTCCGGCGTGCTCGACCCTACATGGGCGCAGGTATACCACAATGATTTCAACACCTACGCTGCAGGGGAATGGACGGCTACACTGGTCGGCACGACTCCAACGAATGCCCTGGCTGCTGTCGATGGCGGTGCGCTGCTTACTACCACAAGTACTGGTGCTACCGACTCCTCCTTCCTGCAACTCGTGGCAGCGACTTTCAAGCTCACCGCCGGCAAACGGACGTTCTTCAAATTCGCAGGCACTCTCTCCGATGCCTCTGCCTCCACATTTATTGCGGGGCTGCAGGATACAGACACCACACCGCTTGATGCGACTGATGGTATCTGGTTCCTGAAAGCAGCGGCGCAAACGGGCTTCGTGCTGAAATCCGTCGTCGGTGGGGTTGTGACAAGTGTTGCCCTCCCAGCTGCTTGTGCGGCTGTGAATGCTACTGCGTTCGAACTTGGATTCGAAGTTGACGCGCAGGGCAATATCTTCGCTTTCTTCAACCCATCCACTGGCGCCAACTCTCTCACTTCCAGCCAATTCCGTGGCTCCGTTGCCTCCATCATGGCTCCGACTCTCACCACTGCTCTCCTGTCCCCGTCGTTCGGCTTGCAAAACGGTGCGGCAGCAGCCAAAACCCTCACTACCGACTACATCGTCGCAGTGCGTGAGCGCTAACAGTCATGGCTAACGCTACCTCAATTCAACTGATACTTGACGGCACGCGCAATGCAGCCGTCAAGCTCGAAGGGGTGCTGGATACTTCCGACGTTGCACAATACGTCGTGGTAGACCCGGCAGCTCTTTGCGGCATAGATAACACTCTTGCTGTGAAGGCTGCCGGCTTTACCATCGACCGGATTGTGTATAACGTGGAAGATGCTCTGGCGGTGACGCTGTTCTGGGATGCCACAACTCCAGTGAGAATTGAAGAACTCACTGGTCGTGGGCACATGGAGTACAAGAAAACTGGAGGTTTGCCGTCCAATGCTGGTGCAGGAAAGACTGGGAAAATCCTGATGTCTACTCAAGGGTGGTCATCAGGTATGATTCTCTCATATTCCATTGTGCTGGAGCTGAAAAAGACGCAATCGTAACCGTAAGGTAACTGCAACACACTGGAGGTCACATGGCAGCAAAAACTAAGTCCAAAGTCTCACCGAAAACTGCAGCAGCAACTCCCTCTGGGAAAGCTGTCCTCGCATCCATGCAGGCTATGGCGAAGCAGATGAATGCCAAGGTGGTCTCCAGCCTCTCTTCCAAAGGTAAGTGCAAATAATGGCTACTAGCGGCACTTACAGTTTCACAATGACACGCGATGACATCATTGCTGGAGCGCTGCGCCTTGTCGGGGCATATGATCCCAGTGAAAGCATCCCGCAGGAGGACATCACGACTTGCGCGGTGGCACTCAATCTGCTGGTGAAAGACCTTGCGAGGAATGAGCTCCCACTGTGGTGTGTGGTGGATGTGCCAGTCCCACTTCTCACTGGTGTTGCTGCCTATAGCCTCTCCGCCGCCAGTGGTACAACCCTCCCGCTCCGTGTCCTAGACTGCTACATCCGCGATGCTGTCGGAAATGACACATCTATTACTGTGGAATCCCGCTATGATTATGATGCACAAGGTAGTAAGTCTCAACCAGGAGTTCCGAACCAAGTCTACTATGACCCACAGCTTGGTGCTGGGATGCTTTATGTCTATAATGTTCCTGTTGATGATACTTACACTCTGCATGCAGTGATCCAGCGGCAGATTCAGGATTTCAACCTAGCGACAGACACTCCAGACTTCCCACAGGAGGCTTTCCGCTTGCTCAAGTGGTGTCTGGCGGATGAAATTTCACTGGAATACCAAACTCCGGCAGGAATGCGGCAGGAAATTGCTGCGCGTGCAACGTATCTGCGAGAGAACTACGCCGCGTCGCTGCAAGAGCAGGTGTCTGTGACCTTCGCACCAAGCATGAGAACGCGCTGAAATGCTGCCAGTCCTTCCAGATCATGTGTCATCGTACTTCCTGAGATTAGTTGCAGACAAAACCGGTGTGAACCTGGCACAAGCCCCATCTGAAGCCATCATCCGCTCTCTGATTGTGGATTTCGAGGCTCAGATGGTGCAAGCTGTAGCCTCAAATCAGCTAATCGACGCCAATCCTTCCTATCCACTATTCCATCACTTCACTGATGGGGCGTATGCAAGGGAAATGCATATCCCAGCTGGGCATATAGTTGTAGGGAAGCTTCACAGACATAACCACTTCCACTTCATATCCAAAGGACGGGTAACTGTCCTGACAGAGAAAGGTGGGTTGGAGGAATACTCTGCTGGTGGTATTATGATTTCCGCAGCTGGAGTCAAACGTCTACTCATAACTCATGAGGATACAGTTTGGACTGTAATCCATGTGACAAATGAGACTGACTTGGAAAAAATAGAAGAAACTGTCATCGCAAAAGACTTTGAAGCTCTGGGGCTTACTGTAGTCCCTTTACAGCTTCTACTTACTGAACAGAAAGGGGACTAATCATGACTTGGGGTGCTATCGGAGCAGCAGTTGTTGGCGGTGTTGTGAGTTATGCTACGGCTTCAGGTTCTTCTGGGTCTTCCTCTCCATCCGCTCAAGCAGATCCTTTTGCGGCACAGCGTCCGCAGTACCAGAACCAACTCACAGCGCTGATGACTGGCGGTGACCCCTCCAAGGCGATGCTGCATCCTGGGTACAACTTCCAGACCTCCGATCCGAGCTATGCCTGGCGTCTGCAGCAAGGACAACAAACCGTCCAACGTGGGTTGGCACAGACTGGGCAAACCGGAAGTGGGAACGAGATGGCACAATTGCAGCAGTATGGGCAGGGGATGGCGTCGCAGGAATTCTCCAATGAATTCAACCGCCAGCAGACTTCCTATGGGAATGAGTTTACGCAGCTGTCGCGGCTTGCCGGGGCAGATGTAGGAAGCCCTGCAGCCGCTGGGCAGTTGCAAGCGGCACAGAATCAGTCGCAACAGCAAGCGGCGAGTTCCCTTGGGAACACGATTGGAGGTGCAGCTGGAAACTGGCTGGGGAACTACATGAACTCCGGCAGCACAACTCAGGCCTCCGGGCAAGCCTTCCCTGTAACGCAAGCTGGTTATCAGTACAACCAGTCCGCACCTATCCAAACAGGTGGCAGTGATCTCAATGCCTTCTCTGGTTACACCTTCTCCTAAGGACTCAGCATGGGCGGATTCTTCCAAAACCTCGGCTTGCAGATTGGCTACAACCAAATCTACGGTCAGCAGCAAGCGCAAGCACAAGCGGAAACTGAGTTGAAGCAGCAGCAAGTGGCCTCTGCGAAGATGCAACTTGCACAGCAGGCACAACTAACTGACGTCCGTGCGAAAGTTGGGCAGGTTGCGCAGATGGAAATGGCTGCTATCAAGGACGATGTGGAGTCCCCACTGAAGCAGGCAGCATCTGCAACAAAAGCGGCTGCAGCTCTTGAGGCTGCCGGTGACTTTCAAGGTGCGGACTCATGGCGGAAGCAGTCGGATAGCCTGACGAAGCAGTCAAAGGAAGCGGCAGACTCGGCCAAGCAGAAGCAGGAGCAGTCCTCTGAGGCTATGTCACAAGCAGCACTTGCGTATAAGACTGACCCATCTCCACAGAACTACGGTCAGCTGTCTGCCGCTATTGCTCGCAGTGGCGGGGATATTTCTAAGATGCCATTGCCCGGTGATCCAGCACTGACCCCATTCGTGGAAGCGCAGACGCGGAAGGGGATGAAAACTGCCGACCAGCTCAAGATGTTCTCGACGGAGGCTGACCAGAAAGCTCGCAGGGAGGAGACTGCTGCAAGTCACCGCGCGAATGAGGCGATTCGCCTAGAGCAAGTTCGCACGAATGCGGCTATCCGACAGCAGGGGCTGGAATTCAACAAATTGACTAAAGGGCTTTTGGCTGGCAGCGCCACATCATCTGACTCCATCCAGGATCAAGTTGCAATGTACCGCAAGGGACTCCCCCGTGCGCAAATTGTTTCTGGCTATTCCGCAGCGGCTCAACAGCAATGGAACGCTGTAACCCGTGGGGCTTTTGCTCAGATTATGGAAGAGAACCCAACACTCACACGAAACGAAGCTGCACAGCTACTCGTAGCTGGGCAACAGGGATTTAAAGCGACCTCAAGCGCCCTCGGGCAGGTTACAAAAGACTTATCATCAATTCGTCCGTATAAGGATATGTTAGATCAGAACGCTAACATTGCGATTTCCCTCTCCAAGCAGGCCATCAAAGGAAACAGTGCCTTGTCGAATAAACCAATCAACTGGGTCAAGCAGAACCTGGGGGATAATCCTGACACGAGTGAATACTTGGCTCAGATTGCTATCGTACAAACGGAAGCTGCACGGGTTTTGAGCAATCCTAGGCTAGTTGGACAGTTGACAGACTCTGCCCGACATGAAATGCAAGAGCTTGTGAACGGGAATATGCCACTGGATTCTACTGAGCGCGTGCTGAATCGGATCAAGCAAGATGGTACAAACAGGGTCGCTGCGATGGAACGGGAACAGAAAGCTCTGCTGAAAGGTGAGAGTGCTGCAAGCCCAACGGCAGCTCCAACTCACGAAGCCCTCCCCGCTGGTTGGCATTAAGGAGCTCTCATGCCTGATTACTCTTTCACAAGTCCAGACGGCAAGGACTACTATATCTCCGGCCCTGAGGGCAGCACACGTGAGCAGGCGTTTCAGCTGCTCCCTTCGAAGTATCCAGAGCTGAAGGGAACGGCTGGGTTTGAAGGGCAGAAGTCATCGGCGCCCGCTGCCACTACTCCATCCCCAGCTCACCAGCTTTCCCCTCGTGAAGCTGCGATGAAGCGTATAACTGACTTCATGTCTCCTGCGATTGCTGAAGTCAAAAAGAACCCTATGATCTTGGCGAATCCTGGTGTGCTGGGACTGAAGTTAGCAACTGACGCCATCAACGAAGCCCCGGATAAAGTAGGGTCTGCCGTGGCTGTCAAGGCAGCGGGACTTGGTGTAAAGCCGGAAATCGCCGCCGGTCTCGGTGTCGCAGCCAACGTCGGCCTACTCGCGTTTCCAGTTACTAGGGCTGTCAACCTGACAACCTCCGGTGTGAAGGCCGTTGCCGAGGCCGGCAGCAAGCTCGCTGGGCTCTACCGTGGGACAGCAGCTAAAGCCTCCGCGAGGGAAGCTGCCGGCCTCGTGACGAAGGAAGCGGATAAGCTCCTAGCAGGCGCTAAGAAATCCGGGCTGGAAGAACTCGCAGTTGCACGACACAATGAGCGCATCGCGGCAGATGCTGAGGCAGCTCGCTTACACTTGGAGCAGCAACTCCAGAAAGGGGCAGCTAAAGGCACGCAGTCCTTCGGAACTACTGGGGATATCCTCGGTGATGCCGTGAAGGTTCAAATGGGGCAAGCAACTGTCTACCGTGCTCAGCAAGGTGAGATGCTGTTCGGCGCTGCCAAGGAGGCGGCAGTGAAGAAGGAGGCAGCGGGAGTCTACCTCAACACCGCTGACGCGTTCAAGCCGGTAGATGAACTCCTGTCCCATGTCAAGGGAGTGCAAGGCCTCGAAAAGAAGATAGAAGACATGGCGCAGCTCCTCCGTCCACGCGAAGGGGAAGCTGGTGCGACGCTAATTCTGGACAAGTCTGGTCACCCTCTTG